TGCCCATAACTCGATCAAGCATAGGGTCTACAACTCCCTCTTGAGCTGCAAGCGCACCGCTCTTCATCTTATCGGCCCACCATTTTTTATAAAAGGATGGTTCAATATGCCATATCGCATGTGCCATTATTTCCTACCTCCAGCCATTCCTGACATCATGGATGACATCATAGGCCCACCAGCCGCCATGCCTAGACCACCAGCAAGGGCTGTAACCCACGGACTTGGGCCACCCGGTCCAGTAGCCGTAGTAGTACCACCATAATCGCCAGAGATCCCAGCAAGGTAGTTCTGAAGGCCAATGGTTGGGAGTTGTGACTCATAAGAATAACGCTGCATGGACTCATCAATACCAGCCTGTTCCATTGCTCTTTGCTGTCCACCAATTGAACTCATTGCATCAAACTGCTGTAGTGGCGCACCCATGATAGATGGATAGCGACCTAATGCACCAAGCTGCCTGTCTTGTGCATCCTTATATGCTCCAAACTGAGCCGTTGCGATCTTATTAGTAATGTCTTCTTGAGTTGACGCGACTGCATTTGCCTGAAGAATGTCACCTCTAGTAGAACCACCGGGTTGATACTGGGTAATCTGCTGGCGTATACCGGGCAAAACATTTCCAGTCAACTGAGACATAGCTTGCGCTCTAACAGCGTCAGCTACAGGATCAAACCTTGAGACATCTACTTCACCAGACATGAGTCCAAGAGATGCGTTCTCAGCAGACATCTGTTGTGCCTGTGGTCGAGGACCAGAGAGGTAGTCTAACGCTCCTGTCTGAGCCGCTGTCTGAGGGGCGGAAAATCCAGCGGTAGTTGGCCCAGCATAGTAATCAGGGGTCATCTTCCCGCCAGAGTATAAATCTTCAGCCCTCTTAAAGCCTGTCTCTAGGAAGGGCTTCTGTTCTGCCCAAGGCTCTGTTCTTGTAGTAGTTGATTTGCTTCCTCCAGACATATTCTACTCCTTTACTAGCCTGATACCAACTAAGATATCACGCAGTGATTTATCATCATCATCATAGATCGCATCGTCCATACTACCGGGAAAGTATGGGTAATAGCCATACTTGTCTATATCTTTCTCTGTTCCACTAGCCACCCACTTAGCAGCTTCTCCTCCACCACCTCCGTCCCAAGTGTAGTGTGGGTATTCGTACCTATAACCGGGTACATCAGGCATAGGTAGTCCAGCGGTTGCTGTAGTTCCAGATGCATCAAAAGGATAGTCCATCTGATCAGCTAACGAAAGGTATGGGGATGCTTCACCTAGAGTTCTACCTTTTCCACCTAGTTCTGTAGGTCTATGACCAAAGTTTTTCCAATGTTCTCTGCCGTAGTCGGCTAGATTAGTTTTCCCATGCTTGTCTTTATTAGATAGGAAGTCAGCCATTAAGTCTGGATACTTTCGTACATAGTTACCGAACGTGCTGCCGCCTCTAAAGTTCATAGGAACATCAGGAACTGGTGGACGAGTATATGATAGTAGCCCAGGTGAGGACGGTGGTGCATAATCTGCGGCTGTAATGCCAGCAGCAGCTAAATAAGGTGGTAGTGCCATTAGTGTAACCTATGTTGTAGTTCTTTTGTGTACACGGTATATGCGTCCCTCCAGTCTGGTAATAGTTTCTTCCAGCCTTTCCTGCCCCATAACTCTATAGCTGTACAACCATGCTTAATAGCAAAGCCTTCAATCATTGCCTGAAAGTTTTTTATCTTCTTAAAATCCTCTCCAGCTAGAGATATGATTCGTAGTATTTTCTTTTGAGGGTACTGTATAAATTGCGTAACCATTGCAGCATTGATGCGATCATTGTCTTCATAAGCCACCCATAGCTGCATCTCTCCAGTCGAAAGAGGTTCAAGAAAGTCTTCCGGCTCTAACTCACCCTCAGAGTGTACTGCTGCTTTAGCTAACATAGGAGCAACATCCTCCCAAACGTATGGAACGTCATCAGGATAGAGTAGATGAGGCTTCAAAGCTGTGTCCATGTCCCGGCATTATTAAAGAAATATATTCCCTCTCCACTTCCCGGGTTCCAGTCAGTTCCATCCGCATATCTTATATCCCCTTTTCTTGGTCGGGTCGGTTCAACGTGCATACACTCAAGCCTAAAGGTAGCCTGATTTAAGAATATACTCCCGATTCTTTTTAACTCAGTAACTACATAATTACCAAGATCAGATACCTCTTCTGGTAATGGGCCGGGTTCGTATCTTGTTTCACTCTTTACTACTCGATCAATAAACGTTGCCATCAGTACTCCCTGCTACCTCTATTGCCAGCATTGTCTATCTCTAAAGCATAACCATCAAGCTCCCAATCCATATCAGTAGATGATTCAAACTTAACTGCATAGAACTTTCCAGTTCCTCTAACCGATACTTTAGATTGGGTGTCAGGATTAAATAAAACTGCATCCTTCCAGTCATAACCACCTTCGGTTGACATAGAGGTTCCAAGGTATACAGTCATGGAATTAGAACCATTCACAGACATCTTGGGATAGATAGCACTAATTCGTTTCACCCCTGTGAAATCTGGTTGCCCTTGAGCGTTCAAGGCTAACCCAGTTCTCTCTACATAGGATGTCATCAATGCAGTATCTTTCTTATTTCCAGACCTATCTCTGTATAGCTTAGTGCTAACAGGATCGGCAAACAATAAGACCTTATCTTGTAAGGCATAACTCATTGTCCACGGTCCAGTAATGGTAGCCCATGAGGTAGAAGCACTTGCCCATGTTGAAGGCAATACAGGGTCTCCAACGTTCCCATAGCCCATATGAGCGACATTAGGTATGTCCTTCATGGTAAACGTATTGGTTATATAGTTCCACACGACTGCCTTATTAGGCTCAACAGAGGCTGCGCCATCAGCAGTGAAGCAGAATAGTATTTCAGTTCTACCATAGTCCGCAGCAACAAAGCATTTGTCAATCTGTGCTCCATCAATTGAGGTGAATACATAGTCCCTCAATCGCTGTGGTAGAATAGGCTTTAGTCTTTGACCGTCATTTACATAGAAGTTACCTTTCCCAAAAATGGCGTGACCACCATCAAACTCAGCTATGCAGTTAGTAGCAATAGCTCCAACAGTAGGAGACAATTGACGGAAAGCAAATATAAAAGGAGTTCCAACATATGTCATTGAATATGCGGCGTCTTCTTTATAGATCATAAAGGCATCACGAAGCTGCATACCATCCATTATATCGCCTTTGGTATCAGCTAACTCATATTCACCAGCGTCTACCGTACTGGTTGTTTCGTTCCAGCTTGCAGGAGTGGTCTGAGTAGCCGCTTCGGTACTCCACTTTACCACCCTTGGGAAATTAACTCCAGCTTGCTTTATATTCAACGCCACTAAGAAAGAGCGAAAGCCCCTCATAGAGCGACAGTAGGTGGTTATAAATGCAGCAGCATCATCTAAATGAGTTGCCGCAGTAGTTCCATTTTCGCCTCTACCAATCCCTGTAAACGTAGTAGAAGTCTTTCCTTTGTAGGATATATCTTCAGTACCAACTGTAAACGTACCGGCTGTAGGAAAGTCTAAGGTAGAGTCTACTACAATCTCATCAGGACTAGGAACTCCAGTTCCTGTTATAGCTCCATTCAGCGCAGTTAAAGCAGGCCAATCATTTAAGTCTTGCATCTTTTGAGATGACAAGACAGTACCATTAGTTAAGGCCCAATACTGAGGCTTATCATAAAAGTTGGTCATCACAAGGACGCCACCTAGTATAGTAGATGTCCAAGTATCGTTTGCTGTAGAAGAGTAATCACCACCACTGGCTCTAGTTATGTCATACCATACTGTGGATCGAGTAACGGTAGCTCCATCAGAATGAGATTCTGTTACAGTTGCTCCAGTAAATGTTGTAGCTGTTTTACCAGTATAAACAATATCCTCAGAACCTATTGTAATGGTACCGACAGCTTCAAAACCAACTGTACTATCAACAGTAATTGTAGTATCTACACTGGTAATTGAACCATCTAAGGTAGTGGTAGTTCCTGTATTGTCATAACAATATATTTTAGCCAAGCCAGCAACAACCCAAAACTCTGGAGAACCTAGAGTTATCTGAGTTATATGATATGGGGCTATGGGACAAGTTGCCATGACCTCAGAAAAGCCGGGGGATTTTCTTATAGAGCCTTCATCTGTTTTGACATTATTGCCATCACTCCAGACATTAGAAGGAAGCTCCCAAGGGCTAGTCTCTTTAGCAATTCCTATCTGCCCTACTTTTTCAATTGCTACTAATGCCATTATTCTTCTCCGAAATAGCCGCCACTGAATTTCTCAGACACAGCTTTCTTTGCCTCGATGAGACAGTTAGGAAGCATATCGTCTGGTGCTATTGTCATCCATACAATCAAGAAAGGGATAAGAAACCAATGCGCTATTCTTGCTATCCCTACTATAAAACTCACTTAGGATATTTAGCTTTAACTGCCTGACGCTTGATCTCTACTTGCGTCACTGCTTGCATTCTTTCTTCTACAACACCCTCCCAAAGAGCTACTGTTAGTTCATCTATTGATGGGTATTCTGCTTTGCGCTTCTCGTCATAAGTGCGCGTATCTGGGCCGGGATCAGGCTCTACAAATGTAAATACATTGCCATCCCAGCTTCCACCAATACGGGCATTATCAGTTGCTTCAACTATCTCAGAACCCTCTACGGAGAATGCAGTCTGGCCATCCCAAACAACAATGTTTTCCACCACACCACTTTTTACTACTGCATAATTTGCCATTATTTATACTCCCAGACTATTACATAACCGCCTGCCCCTGCTGTTCCGCTGTGACCAGCGCTTGCATCGTTCCAGCCACCGCCTCCTCCACCACCATAACCATAAGCGGCTAGAGCAGAGCCAGTGTAGGAATGCATTGCGCCTGCGCCCCAAACAGAACTACCACCATCACCCGTTGCGCCACTAGTACTGTTAGATCCACCCATGGACCCGCGCCTAATGAAAAAACCAGTTATATCTGATCCAGCAGATGATGTTCCAGTACCTGAAAGACCTCCATCCGCGTTCCCTAGGCCACCAGCGCCGCCACCAGTTGCAGTTAAGGTGTTAGTAGCATCTGCCCACGATGAACTCCCCCCTACGGAGCCATTAGCACTAGTACCGCCCAATGCGCCTCCTGCACCTATTGTAATGGTTGAAGATGATATACCAGACACATCGACAACCGCGCTAATCCAACCTCCAGCCCCACCACCAGAACCTTTAACTGAGTCGTTGCCGCCACCGCCACCGCCTCCCGCACCTTGCACTTGAACTATCACCTTGGTTATATCAGTCGGTCGAGTCCATCCTAACGTGGAAGGGAAAACTTGAACAGAAGTGAATCCAGCAGAAGAAGCAGCAACCCAACTAGGAGCCGTCGCGCTTGTAGCGAATGTTAGAACCTCGCCAGCAGGAGTTCCGGGTTTAGCCAGTCTCGTGTAGTCAGTGCCGTCATTGTATAAAACATCACCAGCAGCATCTGACCCAACTTTAAGCCCAGTAACAGAATCTACTGCTAAAGCTAATGTGTCTCCAGAGTCTCCTACACTTAATGTAGTTCCAGTAGAAGGAGAGACTTTATTTGTTTTTACTTCTGATGCCATCTTACTCTCCTATATTCCGAAAGCGTCTTGTACTTCTTCATTTGTTAAA